TTTTAAAAGATTTACACCGCTTGTTGTGTCATACCATAAATCTCCACCTTGAGGAGAATTAGGAGCAGATGTTCCTTTAACTACTTTTGCTTGATTAGATAATCTTGCGTCTGGTAGTGTTCCAGAAGTTAATGCACTAGCGTTATCTGATGCTGGTACATTATCTAACGCTGAAGATTTTACATCTCCATTTGTATCTACAAGATTTGATGTATGCCTTGCTTTTGTCATACTGCATATCCATTCATTTATAATACGATTGTATTAGCTTCATCTTCAGTTAATGCTTCACCTGCAATTAACTTTGCTTTAGCACTAGTTTTTAAATTTTCTTTTTCTACTAAGTCAGCTTTTTCTTGTTCCCATCTAGCATCTTCAATAGGTTTTTCAGCTTTACACTCATCTATTTGTGCTTGTGTATAATTAACTTCTTTTCCATTTGGAAATTCAGGTGATACTATTAGATTTTTATAAGCCATATTTTTTCTCCTTAATTTTTAATTCCATATAAAGTAACTTTTGCATTTGCGTCTATATTATCGCCATCATAAGTATAGAATTTAATTCCTCTATTTGCGATTACAGAAGCGTTGGTAAAACCTCTACCTATATTTTGATATTCACTCGTACCACCACCATCATCACCATTACAATTCCAATGAAATCCAGTTTTGTAAGATGTACTTAATGGATTATAGAGTGTCATTTCTAAATCGTGTGATTTGTAATTATCAGTTCTTTGACCTATATGGTCTCGGTGTAATTTAACAAAATCTGAGTTCCATTGTGTTTCTGAGCTAACTGAGTTTGAACCACTATTAACGTAATGATACTGATAACTACTCTGATAATCAGAGCTAGTTATTTCACTACCAGACGCATTTAAAAGTCTCATTCTAAATTGAGTGTGGTCTATACCAGACGCAGGGTTCATTCTTGTATAAAATATTTTATAAATATCGTAATCAGACGTAAATAAATTATCTATTGTAATTGAACTTGCTGAACCAGTTGCACTTACGCTTCCTAATTTTACATAGTCAGACGATAGTGTTCCCCAAGATGGGTTAGCACCAGAGCCACCAGTTTTTAAAACTTGACCTGCTGTTCCATATCCTAATCTTGCTAGACCAGAACTATTACGATAAACAATATCGCCTTGTGTAGTTAATGTTGATGTTAAATCAGTTCCATTAGTACCTGCTGCTGACATTTGTTGCCAATACGCTGAAGCTGATGCTGGGTTTTGATTAGTACCTGCTTGAATAGAAACATATGAAGATCCAGATAAACTAACTACGTCATCTATAACGTATGCAGTTCCAGAGTTCCATGCACCTTTCCAATTAAATTTTATATTTCCGAGTGTAACTGTTGCCATATGTTCTCCTTTTTAAATTAATTTAAATAACATTCTACGCACATTATACAGTAGCTGTTAGTTTTCCATTACTAATAGACCAAACAAATCCAGAAGCTGCATATTGTACGTCAACAAAAGATTCGTATTCTGTTTGTGTAATATTATCAGCACCTTCATTAGTTGTTTGTACTTGTAATGTGTTGTCAGCTGGTGTTACTGTATTAGCAGTTCCACCCATATTAGTATGTGATGAACAATAGTAATACAAAGTAGGAGCATTAGCAGCTACTATAATAGTTACCTGTGTAGAGCTGTTATGTGTAACTCCTGTTGTATATTCAGATCCTCCTCCATGACTACCATTTGAAGTTGTTGAAAATTTAAATGGGTGTCCAGATGGATAATTAAATATGTAAGTATTACCTTCTTCTAAAGTTAGTGTGTCTTGTGATACCCCATCAATTACAAATACACCACCAGCTACTGTTACAGTTCTAACTAATGTTGATGCTGTAAAACTTGTTTTAAATCCATAGACTTCAGCAGAAGATGCATTTGCAAACTCTAATGCATTTGCTGAGCTGTTCATAACAAGAGCTTGTCCTGATGTACCAAAACTTGCAGGAGTATCTGTTAAATCTTTAATTGAAATATTTGCTAAATTAAAAGTTCCAAACGCAACTATATCTACAACATCAGATGCTGCAAGAGCAGAAGCAAATACTGCAGATGAACCAGAAGTTACAGTAACGTCTGTTCCATTTACCTGCTTAACCCCATTTAAATAAACGTCTACAAATCCTGCGTCATATGCAAGAGTTTTGTTTGACGCTTCCGAATAACCAGTTCCAGATGCACCAGATAATGTAGTAGGTGTTCCTGTTATATTGTAAGTAAATCTATTTGATGTACCATTAACTGTAGAACCTGCTGCTGCCCAACCACCAGATTTATAAACTTTTAATTCATCAGCTGTTGTATCAAAATATAAATCACCAGCATTTAAACTTGATGTTGGTGCTGATGATGCAATCCTATATACATCAGCAAAATTTTGTACAGATGATAAATTATTATTTACATTTGTAACAGCTGCATGGGCGTTAGCTAAATTTGTTAAATTTGTAATTCCAGCTAGTGTTGATATTTCAGATGTTTGTCCAGCTACAGTTCCAATATTATTTGTTGGAGTAATTTGTCCAGCTACAGCAGAAATATTTGAGTTAGCTGCTGATACTGTATCAATAGCAGTTTGTTGTGAGCTAGTAGGTACTAATTGTTTCCATTGTGTATTACCTAAGTCATACACTTTCATTACATTGTCTGATGTATTAAAGTATAAAGCTCCATCTGTAAGTGTATTACCATCATTATCTACTGAAGGATCACTAGACTTAGATCCTAAAAAATCATCATCAAATGTATCAAGTGCTGCTTCAGCTGCATTCTTTGCATTTTCTGCTGCTGTTGCAGAACCTGCAGCTGCTGTCGCTGATGTTGCTGCTGCTGTTGCTGATGTTGCTGCATTAGATTCTGCTGTAAGTAATCCAGATGCGTCAACACTAAATTCTAATCCTGTACCACCAGAGTTAGCAGATAATATTTTTCCTGCAACCATATCTGGAAAAGTAAGATTAAATGAAGAAGAAGTTGTTGCTGAAGCTCTAGGAGAAAATTTTAAATCTCTTTCGAGTTGCTGTGCCATAGCAGTAATTTTATCTAGCTCATCATTAAGAGATGCTATTTGAAATGCACCAGAAGTAGGAAAGTCTGTAGATCTAGCTATTGCTATATCTCTAGATATAGTAATTACATCATTAACAGTAGCTCCAGGCGAACCTAAAGTAATAGATCCTCCACCAGTTACACCAGCACCTGTAACAGAATATTCTGTTGCATCACTTGGAGAAGCTGCAAAACTTAATTGTGTAGCACCATTAAATACTTTTAAGTCTGCGTTTGTAAAAAACTCAAACCCTACAGTAAAAGATGTTTGTCCAGCAGTTGCTGTATATTGTACTCGTGGTTCTACATCTGATATATTAATTGCCATTATCGAAGTCCCTTTTCTATGTCGTCAAATAACCAATCCAAGTACCATACGTTCTGAAATGGAATTAATCTACGCACATTACGAGCTGTGTAGTGATTATATTTATTTCCACCTACGTCATACATTATGTCAAATATATTATAAATTTGTGATGCCGAAGGACCAATTAAACCAACTTTAGATTTCATTGAAGATCCATAAGGTTTACCTTCACCAAGTAAAGGTCTAATACCAATCCTATTATCTGTAAGAGCTTCAATAGATCTATTAACATCTACATAAATTCCACCAAGTCCAGATCTATCAAAAGCAGATAATAGTTTATCTGTAAAAGATTTTTTAGAATAATCTTTGCCAAATCTTAATTCAGTATAAACTGCATCTACTAACATACCTGTACCCATAAGAAGTAAAGATCCAAATAAAAAATCCATATCTTTTTCTTGCATACCTCTTAACAACATTCTTTGTGTTGCTGCCATAGCAAATTTTTTAAACTGTACAATAGTACTAGCTAACTCATAGTTCATAAATAATGGTGTATCTCCTTTACCTGGAGTTACAATTGTAACATTTATATCTTTGTTAAGAGCTGCACCAAAAGATTGTTTAGCTGCATCATCAGTCCATTCTGCAGTATTAGCCATAAAATTATATTTTAATTTTGTACCATGCTTATCAAACTCACTAGCAATTTTTTTAGCCATAGCTTCATCAATACCAGAAGCTGCAAGTTTAGTTTTATTTTTATCTGCTAAAGTTCCTTTACCCCACTTAACTGAGTCTTCTAAGATTCTAGATCCTATAGTAACTGATGCTGCACTTTTCATAAACTCAGTCCATCTAGACATTAAGTTAACATACATAAAATTAAAGTTAGCAGTTTTACCCATCATACCTTCTATTTTAGAAGTCATACCAAACATATCTCCAATATCAGAAAATAACATAGCTCTTTGACCTGTAACCATATCTACTGCTTCAGCAAATGATTGAGCTTCTTTTTTACCTGCTTTAAATATACCAGTTTTTTTAGATGACAACATATCTGACCACATTTCAAATTGAGTTTTAAAACCTCTTTGAATACCAGATGTCATTGCAATTCTAGCAACGTCAGCTGTTGCTGCAAAAAATCCTGTAAGCATAGTAAGAGCATTGTAATGTTTCATTGTTCTCATAGCTCTAGAAGTCCAAGCATGAGGATCTGCAGGTAAACCATAAGTACCTCTTACAAGTTCTACACCTGCTTCTAGATCTTCTAATACTTGATTTCTTTCTTTAATAATTTTAGCTTTAGCTTCTTTATTTTTAGCTCTTACTGCTTTTAAATTATATTCATTAGCTACCTGCATAAGACCAGGAAACGTCATAGAGTTAGCTTCATCAATATATTTATATCCAAGACCATTAGGATCTCCATATTTTAAAGTAAATAAAATATCTGGAGTTACTTGTCTGTAATAAGTTTTCATTAAAGAAAATATATCACTTACAATAAAACCTTCGTCTATAAGTTTTATTTGTGTTTCTGGTAATAAATTTAATTCTCTAGATCTTGTAGCTCTTGCATATCTAGGTCTATTAAATGCATATCTTTCATATATAAGATCATTAATATCATCTGTATATTTAGTTTTTTCAAATCTTTGAAATGGAAAATGAGAAGCTAGATCATCTACTAATACATTAAGTTTTTTTTCATTAATATACTTACCTTGTTTTATTAGATCTTCTCTAACTATATCTTTAAACAAACCTTTATTTCTATCTATATTAGTTTTATTATAAATAATATTAATATAGTCTTCTACTAACTTATCAGTTCTTTTAAGTCTTTCTTCTAACTTAGTAATTTTATTCTGTATTTCAGTTCTTGTATACTGAGATGTAGTACCATCTACTTTAGATTTAAAAGATTTAGTACCTTCACCTTTTTTAACCATAGTTTCTAAAGTACCTTTCCAAAAAGCAAGTTCTCTTTCAATAGGTAGTTTTCTAATACCTAGATCTTGTACTTCTTTACCTATAGGTTTATAAACTTTTATATCTGTAATTCTTGCAGCAGCTGCAATCTCTGGAACATCATGTTGCATTTTATTTAATCTAGTTTTTGTAACTTCTGTTGCAAACTCTTGTAATGACATCTTATCATTAAATCTATTATGTAAGTTAATTCCTAATTCTGTTTTAGGTGACTTACCCTGTACTCTATTAATATATAAAAGATATTGTTCTTTTATTTCTTTCATAGCTTCTATGCTACCAACTTCTCTCATTCTTAATTTAGTTTCAATAGAAGCATCAGTAGATTGAAAACCATACTTTTTAGTATTTTTAAGTTTTAATAAAGGTGTATCTAATATATCTGCAATCATAGTTCTTGCAGTTTTAGATGATGCTTTAGTGGTTCTAAATACATTAGTCCATGGACCATCTTCACCAAACTTACCTAAATTACTTTTAACAAATCTTTCACCAGTAAACTCATCTATAGGTCTAGGTTGAATCTTAGACTCATTAGCAGCAGCTCCTACTGAACCAACAGTAGTTCTTTCTGTTGGATTTATAAATTTACCATCTTCATATATCTGTTGTGTAATTTGTTTAGGTGCTGTGTGATAAGCTTTATCTGCTTCTATAACTCTTTGTTGTGTTGCAGCTCCAACACTACCTCTAGCCATTTTATTTAAAATGTAAGGTATACCATAACCACCTGCTACTACCCAAGGAACATATGAGTCATCTCTAATAGGATCTAATTGTTGCTTTGCTATTTCTTCTGCAGCAAATGCAGTACCAAATATTTTAGCTGATTGACCAACTTTAGTAAATAATAATAAAGATGATGGATCTGCAAAAGCTCCTGTTACTCTACCAAGATGATACCAAGGACTAGAATAATTTGCTTCTGCATTTTTATTTAGTTTATCTATAATAGCTGATGTTTGAGCTACACTTTTACTAAACATAAAATGATCATAAAAATCTTCATAAGGTTGAATTTGTGGATCTTCTTTAGGATTGTAGTTTTCATCTGCAGGAAAATCTTGATTGTTCATTAAATATTCTATTCCAATAGCAGGTAAGTTTTCGTCCATAAACCCAGTACCAAAATCTGATATATTAAATTGTACTGGCTTTTGTTCTTTTTCAGCTATTTTACGTTCTTGATCTGGTGTTATTGGATATTGTATCATCTAATTTTACCCAACTTACCACCATAAGAATTAATACCTAATTCATATCCTTCCATAATCATTGAGTCTAAAAACAATTGATTACTAGGTGAATAGTAATTGTTAAATGCTTCTGATCCCATTTCATGTTCAATCATAAATTTAACTATCTTATGCATTTGTGTTGAGTCTAAAAAATTAACTTGTGTATCTCTAGTCATTTCTGTTTTTTTTTCTAAAGCTTGTAAATATATATCTGAGTTTACAGCATATACAGAAAGTATTTCACCAAGAGTAGGTTCATCACCATATCTTTTAGTTGTGTTATTATTAATTAAAGTAGAATTATTTATCATAACTCTAACTCCTGCTCTTATAGAATCAATTGGACTAGCAAATACTGCTGCTTGATTACCTGTATTAACATCAGTCATTTCACCTACCCATGCAGAATCAGTTTTCATAACTGCCATATAATTGTTAGTTCTAAAAGTTAATGGCAAAGATGTATCTTGATAATTATCATATACAAATTGTTTATACTTTAATCCTAAATTAGCATTAGTATATTTCATTTTATGTGGTGGGAATACAGACTCAATAAGTTTATCTTTTGGTGTTATTCTAGAATTAGATTGTATTCTAGCATCTAAAGATAACTTATCTTTTATTTCATTATTAATTTTAATACCTTCATCATAATAAGGTTTTAAATCTGCATCTATTCCTAATGTTTTAAATATAAAAGCAAATGGTTTTACTTCTTTAGGTACATCATTAAGTAATGGTACATCTGGATAAAATTTATAATCACTTGCTTCTATACCCATTTTAATAGTTTTGAATATTACATTCTTAGCAAAAGCTTCCATAGTACTATCACCATCTAAAAGATGACCATGAGTATCCATAAATTTAGAATATTTTTCTTCAGCTAATGTATTTATTAATTGTTTTCTATTACCAGATTTACCTGTTATTTGATTTACACCTGCAAATCCAGTTGGATCAAAATAATTATCACCCTCTGTTAAATTAATTAAAGTATTATTATAATTAATTTTTAAATGATAATTAGGTTGTCCATATTTATTATATGTACCAGCAAATTCTATAATAGTATTTTGAAATCCATTATCTATTTCTGTTTTAATTATATCATTTATATTGTTAGCTTCTATTGTTGTTTTTCCAATAATAGGAAAAGCTTTTGATTCTTTAATACCAAATCTTTCTTTTTGCTCTGCATCAGATAATGTATTCATTAAATAATTACCTTGTGCAATAATAGAGTTTTCAAAACCTTGTCCTTGAAATCCTATTTCATCTTCATATGCTTTATTAACCATTTTAATAGAACCATTTCCACTAAACTTAGTTCCAGAAAAACCTTGATCTTTTAATATATCTAAACCTTGTAAAGCAGCTTGTCTAAATAATGCTTTACCTTCTTCAGTAGTTATATCAAAAGATCTGGGGACTCTCTTCATT